ACACGCTGCAACGCTCGCGTGGATGACCTGACCTGCGACGACTGCGATACGGGGTACAGGCTGGACCCGGAGACGGTGGACCTCGGCTATGCGGAGGCGCTGCGGGCCCTACAGGCGGCCCGAGGCGGGGCGGACGGGCGCGAGGGCGTCGGGAGGGCGGCGGACGCGCCTACGGGGCGGCCAGGCCCGGCGGTGGCGGGCGTCCGAGGGGCACGGTAGGCTAGGCTAGAGGCGGCCCGACGGGCCGGAGAGGAGCGAGGCGAGGCGATGGCGAACAAACGAAAGCGGACGGCTCGACGACGGGCGGCATTGTGGGGCGGCTCCGACCCGACCTACGGGATCGATCTCGACGCGGACATGGTGCTCGGCCGGGCCGGTGAGGATGTGTTCGCGCGCGGCGTTGTCACGCCCGACGACGGGCTCAACTTCAAGCGCTTGTTCCCCGACCAGTGGGAGCAGATGGCCGCCGCGCTCGCGGCGTCGCGGGCTGCGGGCGAGATCCCCGGCGCGGAGCCTCTCACAGTGGGGCTTCCGTCTGGCGCAGAAGGGGGAGCCGCAGTCATGCACTCAGCGCGCAAGCGCTGGGAGGCGCTGGGGTTGGTCTACCCGAAGTTGGGTGACGTGACGGTCGGATCGGTGACCGTGGTCCATCCGGGCACTACGATGGCAGCAGAGCGAGGAGAGGCGAGACGATGACGCAGGCGAACAACAGGCAGGGGCAGGGCGGGGGCGAGGTGGTGCCCTTCATCGAGGGCGGTGCGGCGCCGCGTCTCGACCGTGTGGCGCGATGGGGCGGCACGGAGAGCAACCGGGCGCGGGCGGCCCGCAACGGCTTCGCCTTCACCGCCCCCTCGGAGCCCGGCACGGTCATCGCGCGCCTCGACACCACCGGACCCGAGCCCGTGGGCAGCGTGAGCCGGGACGGTGGGCAGACGTGGGAGGACGCTCCGCGGTGGCCGGCTCCCCTCGACGTGCTCCCCGGCGTCATCGTGATGTCCGCGTGGCGCCGCCCCGACGGTGCCCTCGTGGCCGAAGGCTCGGACGGTGTGGATCGCGTCACCAAGCCCGGCGAGATCCGCACACCTGAGGACGCTGACAGGCTGTTCGGCGTGGGGTTCGGGCTGGGGCGGTGGATGCGGGAGAACGCGGGGGCGGCGGCGATCGACGTGCTGCCGGCGCCCACGGCCCCCGCCCTGCCCGCCCCCGCGCCGGGGCAGGTTTGGGTCCCTCCCGCCGGGGAGTGGGCGGATCGGTTCGTGGACGCAGATGGCACCGTGACCGTTGCGACGGCGGACGGGACCGCCGTCCGCTTCGTTGGGGGCGGGGGGTGCGCCGACGTGGACATGGACGGCCCCGCAAACGGCTGGCGCTGCGTCGGCGTGGCCACGGAGCACGGGCGGGTGATGGTGGGGGATGGGTTCCGCGCCTCTTCTGGCATCCAAGTCGAAGTGACGGGGGTTGGGCCCGGCGACCTGCTCGTCAGGGGCTCACAGGAGCCCACTCGCGAGCGCTTCACGCCGGGCCACGCAGAGGCGGCAACGCTGCTCGGCTGGACCCGCACCCGCTACGCCCCGGCGCGCGCGGGGGAGCGGTACCGCGAGCGTGAGACGAGTGCTGTGCTGGTTGTTGTCCCAGCCAGTGGACGCACGAACCGCGGGGAGTATGCCATCGCGGAGGGAGAACAGGCGGACCCCGCGCAGTGGGAGCGCCTCGACGGGGGCGCCCTCGACGCCCCGCCCGTGGGCAGCAGCATCCGCATCAAGCGCCCCGCGTCCGTCGTGGAAGCGGAGCACGCTCGCGCGGTGGGCGCCGCCGATGCCGAGAGCGATGTAGCACTCCGCGATCGGTGTATCACCGCGGACTGGCGACGTGCAGCCAAGGCCCCCGGCCTCGACACCGCCAAGGGCGCAGCCCTCGACGCCATCGCGGCGCGGATGGGGATCGAGCGGCGGGCTGCGGTGGAGCCGAGCGGTGTGGCCACCGATGCACTCGGCCGCGAACTCGCCTTCGACTACGGGGGCAACATCAAGGGCCCGCCGTCGGTTGACATGACGGTCGACCACCCGCGATGCCGATCCGTCCTCGTTGGGACCGTCGACCCGGGCGCCACGCTGACGTTGACCGGCCCCGCCCGTGACCTGCGCGCCCTCGCCGACGCCATCGGCCGGGCGTTGGAGAGCGACGGCCCCCACCATGCGCCCTTCTCCGGCTACATCGTCCGCGTCCAGCGGGACGAGCTGCTCTTTTCGCCCACCTACTCGACGGGCTCGGGTGCCCCGCTCGCGGGCGACACGCGCGCCCTTGCCGCGCTCCGGCGCTGCCTGCTCGACGCGATGGCCAGCGACGACGGGCGAGCCACGCTCGCGCAGTGGGGCGCCAAGGGGCCGCGGGTCGAGGTGCGGCGGGACGGTCGCCGCCATAGGCGGACCCTCCCGCCCGAGGCCAGCCCAGCGCCGCGCTACTCGCCCGACGTGGGCGGCGGGGCGGACGCTTGGCGGTGGGGCGGTGACGACCGATGACCGCACCCCGCCGCCGACCCCCCAATCCCGCGCTCCAAGCCCTCGCCGACTTCTTCGAGTCCAGCGACGCCGAACAGGGCCTCCGCTCCTCGTTCGGCCCCCTCGCCGACATGGCCCGCGCGGGCTTCGGCAGCGGAAGCGCCGACCACGAGCGCGCCTACACCGACCGGCGCTTCGGGCTGGGGCCCGCGGGCAGCGGGGCGGTGACCCGGGCGCGGGCGACCCGGGCGGCCCTCGCGAGCCTCCCGCATGAGCAGGTGGCCATCCTGTTCGCGCGCTACGGCGGCACGCCGTGGACTGACATCATCGATCGCGCGCATGGCACCGGCTCCTCGCACCTCGTCACCCGCGCCCTCGGGGATCTCGTCGGGGTGGCCCTTCTCTGCCCCCGCGCGGTCAAGGGCTTCGCAGCCGGCCCGCCCAACCCCTCGCGCTCTCTCGACTCGCTCGGCGGCTACATCGTCGCCCTGTGCGGCAAGGGCAAGCAGGCGAGCCCACCGAAGGCGGCAGCCATCGCCGCGGAGGCGCGCGCCATGCTCGCCACGGCCGAGTGCGCATACCTCGCCGCCGTCGGGGCGGAGCCCATGCCCACCGCGCGGCGCCGCCCCGGCGTTCCGGGCGCGGTCGAGGGGGTCCTTTGATCGTTCTGCAAGGCGCTGCGGCCATTGCCGCGCACGTGGGTCGCACAGAGCGCACCGTGCGCCGATGGGCACGCACCGATCGCACCTTCCCCGTCTACCGTTTCAAGCGCGCCCTGCTCGCCGACCGCGCGAAACTCGACGCATGGCTCGCAGTGAACACCGTTCACGCCTCGGAAGAAAAAGCGGGTGGCGCAAGTCCGCTTGTGTCCGCCCGTGTTGCGAGGCGTGCTTGATTCGCCGCGCCGATGCAACGCGCGCACGGTGCGCTGATGTCCGCTGCGCGATCCTTGACACCCGCAAAAGCAAGGGCCAAGCTAGGTCAACCGCTGGCCCTACGTGTCACCTGATGGCACCCGCGCCAGCCCCAACCCTCCCCATGCGCCGCGCGTCCCGCCCCTGGTCCGGTCTCCTCCCTCTCTCGGCTGGGGGCGCCTATGATGCGCGGCGCGTGCGGGGCCTTCGGGTCCCTTCCTCCCTCTCATGCCTCCTCCCTTCCCGCCCTGTTGCGGGCTCGCCTCTCGCCTCTCCGCTGAAGCGCTAGCGTCCCTCGACGCGGCCCTTCGCGCGGGCACGCCGTACCGAACGGCCGCCGCGAACGCGGGCCTACCGCCCAGCGCTGAGTCCGCGGTCTTCAAGCACCGTTCGCACCTGCTTACGGCGGGCGCAGAGCAGGGGCAAAAGCGGGCCGGGGAGCAATCGGAAGCGACGGGAAAGCAAGGCGAAGCAAAGACCCTCTTGGAGTCGTCGCGGGCCCTCCGTCGACGCGTCTCGAAGATGCTCCGCCGAGTCGAGGCAGGCGAGCAAGACATCGACTTCAAGGCCGGCGCCGCACTCGCCGCGCAGTTCAAGGGCGTACTCGAATTGGAGGCCAAACTGCTCGGGGAGATCAAGGCCGCGTCAACAACGGTCAACGTGTTCGCGTCGCCCGACTGGCAAGAGGTGCGCAACCTTCTCGTCGAGGCGTTGATGCCCTTCCCCGAAGCTGCCGCGGCTGTGATCGAAGTGATCGCCGCGCGCGAGCAGAAGACCAACAAGACGAGCCCGCTCAACTAACCAGTGCAGACCACGCCCGTCCACCAAGCGAAGCCGTCGAGCCTCGCGGCGGACCTGCGCGCGGCACTGCAACGGCGCATCGAAGCGGATCGCTCCTCGCTCGCGGTGTTCGCCGCCCGCTACGCCCCCGACCCGACTGGCTTCCTCGCCTTCTGCGCCCTCCTCGAAATCAAGCCGAAGGACGCGACCACCACCACCGGCCGCATCCCCTTCGTCCTAACGCCGATCCAGCGCGCCTACTGCGCCGCCCGCACCCCGCGCGACGTGATCCTCAAGCCGCGCCAGGTGAAGATCACCAGCGTCGAGCTGGCGCGCGACGTGTGGTTCTGGCTCACGAAGCCGGGCGTCGCGGTGCGGGTCATCTGCCAGTCGTCAACCGACCACAGCATGCTGAACGAACTCAGCGAGCGCGTCGGCGTCATCCTCGCCGCCCTGCGGAAGAACGCGGGCCTCGTGCTCACCTTCGCCAGCGAGACCCGCACCGCGTGGGTTCTCCCCTCCGGCGGTAGCCTCAAGATCGTCGAGGCCGGCGCGAGCCAGGCGGCGGCGGAGAAGAAGGAACGCGGCGCGACCCTTCACCGTGTCCACACGACCGAACTTGCGGTGTGGGAGTACGCGGGCGCGACCCTCGGTGGGATGCTGGAGAGCGTCGCGGCACCCGAGGCCGGGACGGAGATCGTGCACGAGTCCACGCCCAACGGAATGGGCACCGAGGAGCGGGGTGAGCTGTCCTCGGCGGACGGCTCCGCTTACTTCTACTGGCTTTGCGCCGACGCGAAGGCCGGGCGCGGGGCGTACAAATTCCACTTCTTCTCGTGGCTGCAAGAGCCCGAGTATGCGCTGCCCCTCGCCCCCGGCGAGGCCGTGCAACCCTCGACGGACAGGGAGCGCCAATGCCGCGCGCTCGGCGCCACGCCTGCGCAGATCAAGTGGTATCGGCGCAAGGTTCAGGACAAGGGGCAGGCGAACATCGATCAGGAGTACGCGCTCGATCCCGAGACGTGCTTCCTGGTGTCGGGCCGGCCCTTCTTCGATCGCGCGGTGACGGCCTCCCTCCTCGCCGCGGCCACCGACCCCGCGCAAGCCTTCCCCATCCGGCGCGAGGGCGCCGTCGGCACCTTCTCCGTCTGGATCCAGCCTGCTCCCGGCGAGCGCTACGTCGTCGCGTGCGACACCAGCGAGGGCACGGGCGGGGACGCCTCGGCTGCGCAGGTCTATGAGTTCGGCACGGGCCGCCATTGCGCGACCCTGTGGGGACAGTTCAAGCCGGGTGAGTTGGCCACGGAGGCCGCGAAGATCGGCGCCTGGTACAACATGGCTGTCGTGGCGGTGGAGCGGAACAACCACGGCGCCGCGACGTTGCAAGAGTTGGAGCGCACGGGGCCGGACAAGCGGCGCTACCCGGCGATCTACATCGACAGCGACGGCAAGCCCGGCTGGAACACCACGTCGGTCTCGCGCACCGCCGCGCTCGACGCGCTCGAAGCCGCGCACCGCTCCGGTCAGTGGGCGCCCAGGGACCGCGCGATCCTCGGTGAGGTCCGCACCTTCGTCATCACCGCCTCGGGGCGGGCCGAAGGCGCCAAGGGCGCGCATGACGATCTCGTCACCACGGCGATGGTTGCATGGTCCGTGTTGCAGCGGAGCGCCGTCGTGAAGGCGCGCACCACCGTCGGCAATCCGTGGACGGCCGCGGCTGCTCGCCACTAACCCCACCCACCATGCCCACCCCCGCCGACCTCCAAGCCGCCGAACGCGCGCGCCGCGCCGCCGAGGCCAACACGCCTCAGCGCTTCCGCGTCCTCGACCGCTTGGAGCGCTTCGTCGCCGGCACGCAATACGAGGGCTTGCCCTCCTTCTGGGATGACGACGTGCCGCTCCTCGACCGCGCGCCGTGCATCGTGTACCCGATCGTCGATTGCGCGATCCGCTCGCACGCCTCCCTTGTCATGGGCGAGGGCCGCTTCCCCGCCCTCTCGACCCACGGCGACGACGGCGAGGAAGAGGACCACGACGGGCTGGCGCCCGAGGCGGCGGCGGCACTCGACCGCTTGATCGCCAAGACCGCTAAGCAGACCGGGCTTCGCTCCGTCGCGCGCCAACTCCTGGAGGCCGCGATGGGGTGCGGCACCGCCGTCGCCATCCTCTGCGCGCGGGACGGGCGCCTCGCGGTTGACACGACGCGCGCGAAGTGGAGCACGCCCACCTTTGCGCCCGGCCGTCCCGGCGTCGTCGCCTCGCTGGAGATCCGCTACCCCTACACGGTCGAGGAGCGCGGGCCCGATGGCCGCATGCGCCCCGTCTGCCGTCTCTACCGCCGCGTCATCACTGCGGACGCGGACACCACCTATCGCCCCGCCCTCGCCGCGGAGGACGGTGCCGAGCCACAGTGGCAGGTCGAGAGCACCGTCCGTCACGGCTTCGGGTTCTGCCCCGTCGTCTGGTATCGCTTCATGGCCGGCTGCGGCACGGTGGCCGAGATCGACGGCACGGCCATTCACGCCAAACTGACGGACGAGGTGACGGCGCATGACTTCGCCGTCTCGCAGCGGCACCGCGCCACCATGTCAACGCTCGATCCCATCCTTGTCGAGATCGGCGTGGATGAGGACGAGCAACCGGCACCGCTCGGCGCGATGGCCTCGTCGCCCTACATGACGCCGGACATGCAAGCGGCGGAGGCCGCGAACGCCCGCTATCGCTTGCCGCGCACGGGGCCCGTCAAGAGCGGGCGCAAGCGCGCGCCGGGCATGGCCTACCAGTACCGCGATAGTGAGGCGACGGTGGAGATGCTCACGCTCCCCGGAGACGCGATGAAGGCCGGGACCGACAACGCGCAGGACATCGAGGCGAAGCTCGCCGAGTCGCTGCATTGGGTGCCGATCGATCCCAAGACGTTGCAGGCATCGGCTCAGATGAGCGGGCGCGCGATCGAGTGGCTGCACAAGAAGCAAATCGAGTTTTGCAACGAAGTGCGGACGGACGCCGAGCAGCACCTCCTTCTCCCCGTCGTCGACATGCTCCTCCGCATGGCCCTCTCCCTCTCGCGCCGCGCTGACGTTGCGCTCTACCTCTCCGGCCTCGCCGACGCGGCCCCCGTGCTTGCCTCGTTCGAGCGTCCCGCGGCCGACGGCTCGCAGCGGTGGATGCCGCCCCCCGTGGAGGCGCACTGGCCCGCCTACTTCCCGCCCACGGAACCGGACGAGAAGGCCACAGGCGAGGCCGTGCGCGCCGACCTGAAGGCCGGGCTCATCACGTTGCGCACGGCGGTGGAGAAGCGCGCCGCATACTACGACGTTGGCAACGTGGATCAATACGTCGAGGCGCTAGAAAGCAGGGAGGCGGAGCGGGTCGCAGCAGAGCATGACGCCGCGATGGTGGTGGGGGCGCCCGCGATGGGCCCCCCC